CCAAGGATAGAGGACAGCCCCAGCCTGTTTAAGGTCAAGCTGGGCATGGACGACAAGCCAAGGCTGTTTGACATCAGCCGATACCAATGTCGGTGGGTTATGAACCGAGAGGTCAACCCCATCGTTTGCGGAGATCCTACCCACAATTGCACCAGCAGGTGCGCCACACAGTACGATAGAGTTTTTACTCGCAAATTGGAGAAAGAAGATGGTTGATTTTTTATCCACCGTAAATGCAAAAGAACGGGCCAAGGCATTGAGCCTCATCCTTCCGGATGAGGCAGCATGGAAGGCAGCATCCAGCTTTGCCTACGCCTCTATCACTGGGGCTTTCTACGACGTAGCACAAGAGAGGGACTACGATGCCGATGTTTGTCGGGAGTACCTTGCGCTAAACATGCTGTACCACATCTGCAATCTGGCTGTGGAAAGCAGCATTCCCCTAGAGGAGTTCCTCGTCATCTGCAAAGAGGGGTACAATTGTTCGATGGAAATTGTATCCGAGAAGTTTCAAACCGCTGGTAACGCATGAGCAATAAGTTGGGAGAAGAAGTTATGAGGTATCAAGATATCTTGAGCAAGGCTCTTTCTATCACCGAGGAACGCGGCAAACAATATGGACCTATGTACCCAATGGCAGCACGAGCGGCGGCACTTGCGGCAATTCGCCTGAACAAAACCATCACGGCTTACGACATCGTGGTCATTCTATCCTGCGTCAAACAAAGCCGCCTGTCGTTTGACCCCAACAATACCGACTCATGGATCGACTCGATTGCTTACGACTCTTTTGCAGCACAGCTTGCAATGGCAAAGGACGGAGGAGCACTGAGCTCGGACATGCGCGACGTGGTGCTGGCCCAAGTAGAACACGATCTGAGGGAGACGCTCTATGGTTCACCTGTACAAGATGTACCTACAGTTGAAGAGAAGGCGAAGAAGTAGGATGCCCCGCGTGTTGAACCATGTCTATTCCAGAGATGGCTTTGCATTAGCCAATGGAAATGTGATATATTTTTACACTGCTGTGACAATTAAAAATGGGTGTCAAGAGTAACTGCTTTACACGCATAACAATAAAAGGACCTATGACATGAACGCATTACTGAAGGAGATTAAAACTGGATTGAACCTTTCAGCACAGCTGTCGATGCTCCTCGAACTGCTCTTGCTCAAGCAGGAGGTGACCAAGGACGAACTCTATCAGGCTATTGTGGATTACAACCCGCGCATCCAGCACTCAAAATCAACCGTTCGCATGGCGGTCTACCGTCTGCGCCACGTGCTGGCAACCAAGGGGTTTCACATTTACAGTCGCTACGGAGAGGGGTACTACATGCCCCCCTCCGACAAGGCCTTGCTGAAGGCGATGATTCGAAGAGCCTCTGAAGAAGAGCCTACTTCTTGATCCCCCAAAAGAGGCCATCCTCTCCAAGCGAGTGGGTGGCCTCACCCCATGAAGGCCCCACCTCTGCATCGACGACCGACGGGACTGCCAGCTGAACACAGTTTTCCATGATGGCAATCACCTTCTGGGCCATCTCCACACTGTCCACCGACACAGCCAATTCATCGTGGATCTGAACCATCGGCAAGATGCCGTTGTCATACAGATCAACCATCGCCTTCTTTGTCTGGTCTGCCGCCGACCCTTGGATCAGTTTGTTCAGGGTCTTGTACGTGAACGCCCGCTTGATATTGCGAGGGCCACCGTACTCTTTCACGGCTTCGTCAAAGGGCAGAGGTTTGTTGGAACCAAATGCCGTCGGCTCCCACTTGTCAAACCGACCGACGCGACCAAGCAGGGTACGGATACGACCCTTCTCTTCCGCCACTCCGCTCGCGTAGGTGGACAGCTGCTTCACGAACGGCACTTCTTTGTGGTAGACGGCAAACAAATCCTTCGCACTCTCAAGGTCCAAACCCAGCTGCTCCGCTAGCTTGTTCACGCCCATGCCGTAGAACAGACCGAGGTTGATGGTCTTTGCTTGCTTACGAGGAACACCCACAATATCGGCAGCAATCTGGTGAAAGTCAGACCGTGGGTCTTTGTGGTACTCATCGACAAAGTCATCAGCTTTCGGGAGTTTCACTGCCGCCGCATAGTGCACGACGATGCGTGGTTCCTGTGAGGAGTAATCGAAAGACCCCCAGAGGTTGCCTTCTTCCGGAAGGAACAGGCCGCGAATCAGTGGGCCAATGTACTCATCGCGAGCTGGCAGCTGCTGAAGGTTAGGGTTCGAATAGCTGAACCGACCCGTGATCGTGCCGCCATCGTCGCTCCGCAGCTGGTGGATGTCCGCGTAGATCCGACCGTTGCTCTCGTGCTTGGTGATCGAGTCGATGAAGGTGGTGCGGGCCTTGTTCAGCTCACGCGCCTTCACAATCATCTTGGGCAGATCGGCTTTGTGGTTTGACAGGAAGTTCTTTGTGAAGCTCGGGGCTCCGGTTGCCGCAGTGCGTGGATACTCAAGACTCACGGCATCGAAAGCTTTTGCCACACTGGCAGCTGCCCAGATAGAGACATCGACACCGGAAGTCTTCTTGATCTTGGACAGCAGGGCGTTCTCCTCGGCAAGAAGCTTCTGCTTCACACCGTCGGCCTTCTCCAGATCGACGCGAACTCCGCGGCTCCGCATCTCGAAGATCACGCGGAACACGCGCATCTCCAGATCGAAGATTGACAGGAGGTCATCCTTCACGAGCAGACCGTAGAGGTGATGCCACAAGCGCAAGGTCAATGCCGCATCCTGCTCGGCATACCGACCGACGAAGTGCGCTGGCAACTTGTACATCTCTGCCTTGGGGTCGATCCCCATCGACAGTGCCGCCTCACGCAGATCCCGTTCGTCCTTGGTCTCATTGAGATAGTCCCGACCAAGCGAGTTCAGCGCATAGCTGAAACGGTTCTCGTCCAGAAGAGGGGCAGCAACCATCGTGTCGACAATGCGGCCCGCTACCTCAACGCCTTCCGCCCGCAACCAACCCACGTCGTACATTGCATTATGAAATATGTATGTACAATCTGCTAGGCTACAGATGGACTTGACCCAGCGAAGGGTGGTCTTCGCATCAAGGTTGGGTCCGTTCTCATGGCGGATGGGGAAGTACCACTCAGCCCCGCGCACCGCTACGGCAATGCCGATAACGTGTCCATTCTTGATAGGCCAACCGCTGCCTTTGCTCTTCAGGTCGGGGTCGTAGGTCTCAAGATCAATCGCTATTTCGTGGGCGTCGGATAAATTCGGGTAGCTGTCCGGCATCACCCATTCGGTCTTGTGCTCGTACTGATACGAAGTCGACATTCTTAATCCTCATCGCTAAACGGCATGCACAAATGGGCCAGTAGCTTTTGACTTTTCTCAGTGTCAAAACTTTTTCTTCCTTGCCGCACTCACACACGGCAAGGATCTCTCGGTCCATGTTCATATGATACGCTTCCCATTCTTCTGCGGGTGGATCAAGTGCAGCTCTTTCTTGGCCCGCGTTAGACCGACATAGAACACACGGAGCTCGTCATCGTCCGTATGCAAACTGTTTGCCATTGTATTATTAGACTTCTTTGGGACGTCTGTCATCAGGATTACGTTGGTTGCCTCGGCCCCCTTCGCAGTATGTATGGTTGAGATGCGGATGCGCGGGGGCTTGGTGAAGTCTTCGCCCCGCCGGATGCAAGCCTTGTAGTACCGAGCCTCCTCATCCGGAATCACCGAGAGCGCATCTTCCCACGGCTCGTCAGTCATCAGGCCATGATGCTCTCTCAACTCTTGCAGGGTCAGGAGTTTCTCCTCGTCCACGGAGGGTAATGTTTTATGCCCCCGCATTACCTGTTCGTTCAGCATCATGAAACGGTAAACCATGCGGACATCTTTTGCAGTGAAGGCTTTGCCACTACGCAAATCTTCCCACACACGGATCGCATCCAGCGCGGAGTGGTTCACATCACGGCTGTTGTTGTACGAATAGAACAAACCTCGCTGCCGGACGCTCTTCTCCAGCTGACGTGCGCCTTTCTTGGTGCGGGACAGGAGCAACCAATCGTCCTTGTCTAGGTTGACTTCCTCCTCTGACCAATGCCACGCAACCAAGCCCTCTTCATCACGAGGCTTGAACTCCTTGATGCGTCGGTGATGCACACCTTGGATCACCTTCTGGCTCATGGTGTGATGAGTGCGGGGGATGCGGTAGCTTTGACCGAGAACCTCGACGGAACCGCCAAGCCGGATGAACTGATCGACATCAGCTCCGGCCCACCGATAGATCGCCTGATCGTCATCGCCAGCCACGTAGACCTGACCGCTCTTGCGGGCTATCTGGTGCACCATCTCCCACTGGATTGGCGATAGGTCCTGCGCCTCGTCGACAAACACGACATCAAACTCAGGGGAAAGGTCATAGGTAATGAACTCTTCGAGCAGATCCGTGAAGTCGTATAGACCGTGTGACTTCTTGTACTGTGTCAACCCTCGGTTGACATAATCCACCTTGCTCCAGTCCGTGGTATTGGGCACGGAGGAGTACTTGTAGATGTCGTACAGGGGTGTGCGGGTAATCCGCGCCATGTTGATGATACCAAGGAACTTGTCGCGGAAACCAAAATCTTGATACGGCCCCTCCTCCAGCATGGTAAGCTCCGAGAATGGGTCGATGCTCAACCACTTGGCACAGTCCATGTAGTGATCGTAGCTCATGATCTTCTGCTTCTTGATCCCCGTGCGGAGCAGGGCAAGACTATGCAAAGTACGGAAGTACAAGAGGTCTTGGTACGACTTGCGGAACTTAACCGTTGCACGAAGGACTGCTTCCTGTGCAGCCCGCCGTGTGAAAGAGAAGTACCCAATCTTGTCCGGAGCAACGCCTTTAGCCAAGCTCTCTTCAACAAGGGTCAGCAGTCGTGTTGTTTTTCCCGTTCCGGGAGGGCCCAAAATAATATGCATCACATGATATCTTTCTCGACATGGATTGGGGGAAGGTCCAAGGACACCGGAGCGAAGTGGGAGAAGAAGTCTTGTCTGATACCCCACACATGAACGCCCTTTCCTTTGACGTTCCAAAACATTTTGTCCGCTCCGAACTCACGTAACCGTAGACCAATGTGCACTGCGCTGTAGTGGTTGAACTGGTTGTTTGTCAGGTATCGCTTCAGGTCTTTCACTTGGAAGAACACCCTACCCTCGGACCAAACAGAGATGCCTTGCAGCACGTCTTCTCTATCTGTCCCACGGGCACGGTCGCAACAGAAGCTGGTCAGGTGGTCTTCGAACTCGCCCTTGCGGGTAGCTTCCGGTGGAACCTCGACAATGGTCAGCTGTGAGAGGAGGACTTGCATCCGGCTCTGCCACGCCTTTGTGCTCATCGTCTTGGGGAACAGGTTGATCTGTGACAGGCAGTCCTTTTGGAACTGCATCTGCGACACGAGCGAATCGGTGCTTAACTCCACCCGCTGCCCATCGACATCAAGGATCCAGATGGGCGGGTCGCCGTTGATCTTGGTCAAAGACCCGAGGTCATTTGACTTCTGTCCCGGACCAATACCAAACTTGCGGGTGATGCACAGCTCCTTGTTACAGAAGCTGGCGATTGGTTGGTCATCGCACTTGTAGAAATATTCTTTGCGCTCCAGCTGTTGGGTAATTGTTTCCACCTCTTTATTACCCAAAGGTGGCTTCATAAACTTTTGGTTGTACTCCTCAATTACCTTCTGCCAATTGTCTGGGTTGGACATCCTCGCATAGACCCCAAGGTTGAAGAGGGCGTTATTGCGGCCCCCTTCGCCAAAGCCTTGTGCCGCCAAGTGCTGGAGGCAGGGCGGTCCTTTCGGGAGGATTTCTTCAGCTTTTTTATGGCTAGTTTCGATTCCAAGGAAGGCATCTGGGGTTACCTTCCTACCTTCGGCAAAGTCGAGGAACTCTTCTGGACCAAGCGTCTCTCCATCATTGTTGTAACCATACCGTGTGGTCAGGCTACCGGAGAAGTATGGCATGTTCAAGAAGTTGCCCGTGTCCCCACGGTCAGCAAGGATTTGTTGCTGCTTTGGAAACACCTCGGACCCAGCGAACCCCAAGAGGGCGGCTAGGCTAACTAGCTTGGGCTGTAGCTCTGAGGCCGGAACCTCTTCCGTCAGGAAGAAGAACAAGTGTGCGCCGCCGGACTTGCTACGGCAGACAACCCCCGGAAGCTTATGCTTCAGGACCTGTTTGATCAGGGCCGAGTGATCAAGATTGTAGGTATCAATATCGATTGCGCCCCAGTGACACGTGTTGGTGTCCTTGATGGGGATGATACCCAATCCGCTCGCGCCATCTAAATGCTTTTGCCAAAGGTCAACGGACGGGGGTTCGCGCAACACTCGCGCCTGTCCCGTCTTCTTGCCATCAGTGGCTCTGTTGTTCTGTACATTGAACGTGCCGTGGGCTCTATCGTTCCCAGCAAACAGTTCAAAAAATCTTTCTGCAACGCCCATACTTTCTACTCCGACAAAAGGAGAGCTGAAATTGCTGTTCCAGCTCTCCGTATTTCAGATCAATGGGCGATTACATAATGTCTTCGGACGCATCGATATTGCGAGCAGAGCCATCCTCATGCTCATCCTTAACCTTCACGTCACCCGCACGGACGGACACCGCAAAGTCACGCCCCATCGCAAACAGGTGAATGTATTGGCCCTTCCAGTCAACGAAACGCTCATGCGAAATGGACCAACCAAACCACGATCCCTTATCGTTGCGCTCTTCGACGGAGCGAAGACGGAAGATGCTGGCAAAGGACGGAAGGGTATACATACCTTTCTCCCCCATGGCCTTCAGGTTTTGAAGGGTAGTATTCCAAGTCTTTGCTTTCTTCAGCTGGGTGCTGGTCATGGTGATCAGGCAACGCTGAGGGCCCTGCGTCGGATGAACCAGCAGGACAAAGAACTGGGCGGTGTCGCTCAGGATATTACCATTCGGAAGCACGTCCTCATAGCGGTCGTTCTTCTGCGTGGTGTTCTTGATGGGGTGATCGCCATCATAGCTAGCAACCAGACCACCACCTGAAGCACGGGGCTTCCACTCAACCAGACGGCGGTTGTAATAGCACGGCACAACAAGGATGCCCGCCTCGCCGTCATAGACTTCATTGGACACAGTGTTGAAGATCATGCCAGCTTCAGCACCCTGCACATATGCACCGTCGCGCTTGTTCACCTGTGGT